CCCTCACCGTATTGACCGTTTAACCATTCGCAGAGATTATCCACAAAAGCTTCGTCATCGTCCATTATTCCGGTGTAGTCACCATTGACCAGCGCTGGCAATGCAAACGCTGGTACTTTGTAGGTGTCGGCTTCAAATACTATATTCATGTTATGCTACCTCCTTTAATCTTCTGTTAATCTTTCGTAAACTTCGCGCCAGTTGACCTGAGACAATGCGTCCATGATGATGTCATGACGGAAAAATAAGTCCATATTCTGTGCCTGAATGTCTGCCTCTGGGAACATGATTTCATCCACCATGTCTTTCAGCTCAATACAGGCGTCGTATGAATCACCACAGCGCTTCAGAATCTCTTGCGCGGTGTTGTAGTAGCCTTGATCGTTGGTGATGTGCATAATTATTGTATCAGTTGCTAAGCCCATCTTGTGTTACTCCTTGTGTTGTGTTTGTGTTGTTGCTTAAGATACTACAGCAAAGCCCTCGTGTCAACAAGGGCAGAGCTTTAGTGTCTTAGTCTTCTATGCTGAAACAGATCTGTACTCGCGTCCCGTACAGGTCAACATTCGTTTCGTCGTAGTTGTGGTCTACATTTGTAGGACATTGCTTTAACCATTCTGCAAACTCACTGTTTAGATATAGGTTGTCTTTTTCCATCTTGTGCTGTTCCTTTTTTAGTTTTTGATTACTTTGCGAATCCAAATGATTCGTTTTCTGCTGTTGTTGTCTGCTGCCCAATCTACCATTTCGCCGTCACGTATACAAGTTATATGACGAGATGTCAGTATTAAAAACGTTCCGCGCTTGGGGCAGTTTCGCTTGGCTGTGACCAATGTCTTTCCCATTGCTATATTATAAGGCTCTAAGAGATACCCTAGCTGCTCTAAAGCTTGCTCGTATACATGATGGGGCGTTCCCCTTCTGTTTGGTCTACCTAGTCTTTGCATTATTCGATAAGCTTTGCCGAAGGCTACCTGAGCCGCCGCTGCTACCGCAATCACCGCACAACAATTTGTCTCATTATAGTATTTGGTCGCAACGTGCTTTAATTTGTTGAAATCGTGCTTGTGTTCTTTCATTGTCTCACCTCACTATTAAACGCTAAACAATAGAGACTATATAGACCCTATTGGTCAGCGCTTAGCAGTGACTCGCTTAGTCCTTACACCAACCCGAAGGCATTCTCGGACCGTACTAGCGAGCCGCTAAGCACTTAGTCCTAAGCTAGTAAGCTTCGCTATGCTTCCGGTATCCCATGGCCTTGGAAGCGAGCTAAGCGCTATGCTTAGGTGCCTTATGGTGTTTGCTTGCTTGGTCTTAGGTAAACTCACGCGCCATGGGCACGACCCTAAGACTACTTGTTTCTCCCGCAAGCCTTAACCTCAAGGCATGTGACCATGGTACACCATTGAGCGACCATTGCAACCCCTAAGCATAACTATTTTTTACAGTGATAGACGATTATAATTACTCGTGATGTATCTTGTGCTATGCCTCGTGTCATGCTAGGCGCTTGGACTCCAAAGGTTACTACATAAGCCCCCACACTCGTGCAAACTCGTGCTGATTCTCGTGTTGAAACCTATGCAATTTCCATGCCAGCTTTAGGCGCAGCTTCCTGTCGCATCTCGTGTCGCATCTCGTGTCGCATCTCGTGTTGCAGCCCGTGGTCAGCCCCAAAAGTTATCCACAAGTTATCCACAAGTTATCCACAGGCTGACAAATGTTGACACCGGGGGAGGGGGTTGACTCATGTCGTCGGTGGTGGTTCCTACTCAGGCACAAAATAGGTGAAAATTAGGAATATTACACCATGTTTTAACAACTGTAAGTCATTGATTCAACACGTGGTTGTTACTCGTGCCGCCCAAAGGCAAAAATAGCTTGACTTATGTGAAGACTTGTGTTATACTATAGTTGTAATTAGGGACAATTTGTGTTATGACCACTGAACCAGAGGTTAATCCTCCTGAGTTAAAAAAAAGAGGTCGTGGCAGACCCCGGAAGTCAGAAGTAGCCGCTGTAAAACCCGGTAACAAGGGTAAAGTAGGCAGACCAAAGGGTGACGCTGCTATAATCAACGAGTACAAAGCTCGTATGTTGGCTTCACCTAAGTCAAAAAAGGTCCTTGAGACTATTTTTGATGCTGCACTGGACAACGACCATAAGAATCAGGCTTCTGCTTGGAAGCTAATTATGGACCGTATGCTACCAGTAGGTGCATTTGAGAAGGAAGTAGTGAAGGACGGTAGTAGAAACGCCATACAGATCAACATAACAGGTGTTGGTTCTGTAGACGTAAGCGACCCTAGTGACGTAATTGAAGGAGAAGTAGTAGATGAATCTTGAGTTCTTTACGCTGGAAGAGTTCAATTGTCAAGTCACTGGTGAAAACAAGATGGAACCTGAGTTCCTACAGAAACTTGATCGTTTACGTGGTGAGTGTGGGTTCCCGTTTGTCATAACGAGTGGTTATAGACACCCCATTGAACATCCTATTGAAGATGCCAAGGAAGTTCCGGGGACCCATGCTCAGGGCATTGCTGCAGACATCAAAGCCACCAGTGCATCCCAAAGATACGACATAGTTAAGCAGGCTTTAGCCCTTGGCTTCACGGGCATAGGTATTTCTAAGTCCTTTGTCCATGTGGATACACGTGGTACAACTCCTGTAATGTGGGTATATTCCTAATGTTTTTCACACAGCACAAGACACTGACTGATGACGCTGAGACAACAGTTCTCACTATCCCCAATGGTTTTACTTTACACATCACGTATATCTTTGTTGCAAACCACGGCGGCAGCACGAACAGTATAGACCTGTGGTGGGAAAACAGTGCAGGTGTAGACCAAATGTACTTGTTTGAAGGTACTTCGATAGGATCAGGAAACAGAGAAATCTTAGGTGGTCAATCAGAAACACCTATATTTGTTTTACATCAGGGAGAAGTAGTTAAGGCACAGGCTGCATCTTCAGGAGACATGGAAGTAGCCTTTACTTTTAACTTAGTAAATCAACCTTCTTTCTTAAACAACTACAACTAACTCACTAGGAGTGTAAAATGCCAGTCCCAGTCGCAGCCGCAGCAGTTTTGTCTTTTATTGGACGACAAGGTGTAACACAAGCTATTAAAAAGTTTGGTAAAAAAGCAGTAGATGAAGCACGTAAGCATGGCAAAGACATGGTTACTAAGCCAACTCCCGGTCAGTCTAAAGTAAAAAAAGCTGTAGCTGGCCAAAGAGCTAACAGAGAAACAATGAGAAGAACAGCAGGAGTTGCTGGAGGAACTCTTGGTGCTGCTGGTTATGGTGCAGGTAAAATGAGTGGTGGTTCTGAAGCTACTAAGCCTAAAGCTGAGGCTAAACCCAAAGCTAAAGACCCTAGAACCAACCCAAAAGATTTCCCTGTGTACGGTAAAAGTACTGACTCTGCTAAAGCCTTTAGAGAAGCCCAGCGTAAAGCCAAAAGAAATGGACAAAAGATTTTTACCTTTGAAGGTAGAAGGTACAACACTACTGAAAAATAATGGATCTTGACATTGAGTTACTGCCGTGGCAGCAGGAAGTCTGGGCTGACGACACTAGATTTAAGATAGTAGCAGCAGGTAGACGTACAGGTAAATCAAGGCTTGCTGCTTGGATGCTGATTGTGAACGCTTTGCAAGCCGAAAGAGGCCATGTGTTCTACGTAGCGCCAACACAGGGTCAGGCCAGAGACATCATGTGGCAGACTTTGCTAGAGCTGGGTCACCCTGTAATCTCAGGTAGTCATATTAACAACCTGCAGATTAAGTTAATCAACGGGGCCACCATTAGCCTCAAAGGTGCCGACAGACCAGAGACTATGCGTGGTGTGTCACTGAAGTTTCTAGTGTTGGACGAGTACGCAGACATGAAGCCTGACGTATTTGAGCAGATCCTAAGACCTGCACTGGCTGACCAAAAAGGTTGTGCTATGTTCATAGGTACGCCTATGGGTCGCAACCACTTCTACGAACTGTACAAGTACGCTGAACTAGGAGACGACAAGACTTACAAAGCATGGCACTTTACTTCCTATGACAACCCAATACTTGACCCCGAAGA